TCCCCGATAGTACAGTGTTGATAGCAGCACACAAGTATACCGGTGCTCAGGAAATTATGCAACGTATTCGCTATGCGTATGAAAACTGTCCGGATCATATTAAAGCAGGTGCAGTTACTTATAATAAAGGTTCGTTAGACTTTGATAATGGTAGTCGTATCATAAGTGCGACAACAACTGAAAACACGGGTCGTGGTCTTTCTATCTCACTATTATATCTTGACGAATTTGCGTTCGTAAGACCTACAATCGCTAGTGAGTTTTGGACATCTATTACACCAACACTATCAACTGGTGGTAAGGCAATTATCACAAGTACACCAAACAGTGACGAGGATCAATTCTCATTGATTTGGAAAATGGCCAATAAGACAGAAGATGAGTTTGGTAATCAAACTGAAGTAGGTGTAAATGGATTTCGTGCTTATCGTGCGTATTGGAATGAACATCCAGAGCGTGATGAAAAATGGGCTTCAGAAATGAGAGCGCAGTTAGGTGTTGACAGATTCCGTCGTGAAATGGATTGTGAATTCATCATTGCAGATGAAACACTTATTAATGCCAGCACATTGTTTGAATTAGAAGGAATAGAACCTATCCATAAAGTAGGACAAATACGTTGGTATAAACAACCTACTAAAGATAACATTTATGTTGTAGCACTTGATCCAAGTTTAGGTACAGGTGGTGATCCCGCTGCGATACAAATATTTGAAGCTAATACAACTACACAAATAGGTGAATGGAAACATAATCAAACAGTTATCCCTCAACAAATTAGATTAATTAAACAAATTACAGATTACATTGTTGATATAACTAAGCAACCTAACAATGTATATTACAGCATAGAAAATAATACTTTGGGTGAAGCTGCGCTTATCTCACTACAGGAGTACGGAGAACATAATATTCAGGGAATATTCCTAACTGAAACAGGTATAAGAAAGCGCAAGGGATATACTACTACACACAAGACTAAGCTAGCAGCCTGCGCCAAATTTAAGCATTTATTAGAATCAAAAAAGATGAAAATCTACAGTAAAAGCTTAGTTAGCGAACTTAAAACTTTTGTAGCACTGGGCGGGTCGTATCAAGCTAAGTTGGGAGAGACTGATGATCTTGTTATGTCCTCATTATTAAGTGTGCGAATGATGCAGGATTTGGGCAATTTCCACAGTGAATTAGAAACTCAGATGCGTGACTACGAGGAATTCCTGCCCCCTCTACCCTTCTATGCAGTGCTAGGGTGATAAATAGTATATTAAAATACCAAAATTATGCCTATAAAACAAGAATCTTTAAACGCTGACTTATTCAAGTTGCTGAAAAGCAGGGGGTATGAACCCACAATGTTGGATAGTTCAGGAAAGCAAATGGCAGTACCTGACGATGCCGAGGTGTTCCAGTTCCGTTTCCGCAAGGATGAAGAAGATTACGGTACAGTGACAATCAGTGTAGATGGTCTACATAAATTAGTAGTTTATTACAACGACAAAATAGCTAACAGCCCTTCTGGATCAGCACCAGGCAGTGATCAGGGTTGGTTCGATTTTGTAAAATACTTAAGAAAATGGTCTAAGAACCGTCAATTAAGTTTTGAACTAAAGGATGAGGACAACCTCAAATACGATATGGCAAAAAGAGAACACGTTAGAAAATTAGACGAAAGCTATCACGCCATCAGCAAACGTCAGAGTTATAGTGATAGTGTCCCCTCAGTTAAAATTAAAATCCAACACAGTAGAGATTTACAAGAGGGAGAACAACGTTATAGAAATATAGCAAGAATATATTTGGAAAACGTTGATGGAGAAAGATTCTTATTAGACACAACTAAACCTGGTATAGCAAGAGTTTACGCTAGACACTTAGCCGAGGGAGGTAAAGTTAATGACGACCGCTGGGGCCACATTCAAGGTTTAGTAGAAGAATACAACAAAATGGCTGGCTTTGTTAGAGCTACAAGAAATCAACAATTTAATGAATCAGTAGATGAATTAATTAATGAAGGTGTTAATCATTATAGCAATTTAAGAGAAGCACTTAAGAAGCTAACCGGTAAAAGAGGATATAATAGTTATTTTGAAAACTATGTACCTACCTTACAAGAAGATACGATTGGTCAACCTGATTTAGTTGAAAGATTTAAAACAAGTAACCTTGATCCAAGAATAGAATCTGCAATGCCAATCATTGCTAGAATAGCCAGAATTACAACAAATGAAATGGATGAAGTCTGTCAATTAGAGGAATGGACAGATAGCATCATAAGTGAAAAACTTACACCTGCGGGAGAACCCCAAATAAAAAAGATAGTTAGTCTGCTCTCTAAAGAATTGCCTGTGGGAGCAGACGCAAGTAATGCTAAGGGATTATTATCCCAAAATCATTTACAGGATGATGACTTATCAGTTAAACTAGACAATATAGCAGAAGAAAATCCAGATGCTGATGTAAGTGGTGTGATATTAGATTGGATGATAAATTCATCTGACCATAAATTACATGCTATTGCCAATAGAGTAGAAAAGGCAAAGACACCTCCCCCGCAGCCAGTACAGCAGCAAGCACAACCAGTACAGCAACCAGTACAGCAACCTGTAGCAGAGGAACAGAAAGATGGTGACTATGTTAGAGGTACTGATGTAGCAAAAAGTATAGGTCCTGTAATAGGAGCAAAATCAAAACAGCATCCATTTAAAGGTAAATTAGTGGGTGGTGCAAATGAAAGTATTGATTTAAATAGATTGTTAAACTTATCAGGTATTGAAAAGGAATAAAAATGATTACAGTTACATTTACAAAAAACTCAAATGATTCAGTATTTTATTGGGATAATCCTATAACTGAAGGTAAGTTTGATATATTTATGGAAGATGCCACGAGAGTATTTGGTGATAAAATGTCAAAGGTTATTACTGAATCAACAGTATCGTTTACATTTCAAAGTACAGAGGTTGATTTAAGAGAATTCATCAACACACATTATACTTTCGTAGATGATTTGGTGGAATACTGCGAAAATCATAACATCACACTTAATTCACCAGTATAATTTACCCGTAAAAAATATATTTTCCCACAAACGGGATAAATACTATTGACACACTTGCAAATAAGTGTATACTCTATGCAAGTGTGTTAGTTGTCTCCGACAACGAATATTAAAGCACATTTAGGCTCAACTTAGGCACATTTTATAGGAGAAACATTATGGCAAGTCTAGCAGAAATCCGTGCCCGCATCGCGGCACAAGAAAACAAATCAACTGGCTCTACACAACAATCAGATAATTCAATCTATCCACATTGGAACATGGATGAAGGAACTAATGCAGTAGTTCGCTTCTTACCAGATGGTAATCCAAAGAGTGAATTTTTCTGGGTAGAACGTCAAATCATCAAACTACCATTCAACGGTGTTAAAGGTGATAGCAATGTAAAACAAGTTACTGTACAAGTTCCTTGCGTGGAAATGTATGGTGAGAACTGTCCTATTCTAGCAGAAGTTCGTCCATGGTATAAAGATGAAAGTTTGAAAGAAATGGCAAACAAGTATTGGAAGAAGCGTAGTTATATCTTTCAAGGTTTTGTACGTCAGAACCCAATTGGTGATGATGTAACTCCTGCTAATCCAATTCGTAGATTCATCATTGGTCCTCAAATTTTTGTTATAATCAAAAATAGCTTAATGGATCCTGAACTATTGGAGCTACCAACTGACTATATGCGTGGTCTTGATTTCCGTATTAGCAAAACAAGCAAAGGCGGTTATGCAGACTATAGCACAAGTACATGGAGTCGTAGAGAAAGCCCACTAACAGAAGCAGAACAACAAGCAATTGAAACACATGGTTTATATAACTTGTCTGATTTCTTGCCAAAGAAACCTAGCGAAGCAGAACTACGTGTTATCAAAGAAATGTTTGAAGCAAGTGTTGATGGTCGTCCTTATGACCCTGATCGTTGGGGAGCATACTATCGCCCATATGGTTTAGATGTACCTGCAGGTGCAACCGCGGAAAAACAACAGCCTGATGCTGCAATCGCAGTGGCGCCCTCAACCGCACCCGTAGCAGAGACTACACCCTGGGAAGATGAAGATTCAGTAGCAACTCAGCCTGTTAAGGTACCTTCAACATCAACAGATAAAGCACAAGACATTCTAGCAATGATTCGTGCAAGGCAAAATAAAACTGCCTAAATTAGGAAATGGTAGGGGACATAACCGTTCCCTACCTATAGGAGAACAATTATGACAAAGCCAAATGAAAGATACAAGGCTATCAAACAAAGTAAAAAATTACTTGAGGAATTGTGTGACCCAGGTAAGACACCACGTGTCCCTAGTTTAGTAAGAGATAGAGCGAGGACAGCATTACGTCATTTCCCAAATGATTACGAAATTGATGCAATGGCTTCAAAATGTCCAGACATTATAACTAACGCTAAACAAGGAGAATAAATTGGTAAAGCCTTTTGATGTAAGTAAATTTAGGAAAGAAATAACTAAGTCCATCGATGGTCTTAGTATAGGGTTTAATGATCCGACCGACTGGATCAGTACAGGAAACTATGCACTCAATTATCTTATTAGCGGTGATTTTCTTAAAGGTGTACCTTTGGGTAAGGTTACTGTATTCGCTGGGGAAAGTGGTTCCGGCAAAAGTTATATCTGTTCTGGGAACTTGGTACGCCATGCTCAGCAACAAGGTATATTCGTTGTTCTTGTTGATAGTGAAAACGCACTAGACGAGGACTGGCTGAAAGCACTTGGTGTTGACACCAGTGAAGAAAAATTGTTAAAATTAAACATGGCCATGATTGACGATGTGGCAAAAACTGTCAGTAAATTTGTTGCTGATTACAAGGCATTATCGCCTGAAGATAGACCTAAGGTTCTATTCGTATTAGATAGCTTGGGAATGCTATTAACTCCCACAGATGTAAACCAGTTTGATGCAGGTGATTTGAAAGGTGATATGGGTCGTAAGCCCAAAGCACTAACTGCACTTGTTCGTAATTGTGTAAATATGTTCGGAGCATTGAACATTGGTATGGTTGCAACTAATCATACATATGCTTCACAAGATATGTTTGACCCAGATGATAAAATTAGTGGTGGTCAAGGTTTTATATATGCATCAAGTATTGTTGTTGCAATGAAGAAACTTAAACTTAAAGAAGACGAAGATGGCAACAAGGTCAGTGAAGTATTAGGAATTCGTGCCGCTTGTAAGATTATGAAAACTCGTTATGCAAAACCATTTGAAAGTGTGCAGGTTAAGATTCCTTATGAAACAGGTATGAATCCGTATAGCGGA